TGGACGAACTGGGTCGTCTTGTAGATAAGCAAAGTATTGATCTTCACTGTTGGTGATCTTGTGGATCATGGTGAATCACCTTATTCGAAATTCAACACTATTTATGTTTGGAGTTGGCAACTGGAATCTAACCAGTCTGAGAAGTTTTGCAGACTTCTGCCTGGACACTCGGCCATGCCAACATATGATCTAAAATTAATGGCTCCGGTAGACAGAATCGAACTGCCATCATGGGTTTTGGAGACCCCTATAATGCCATTATACTATACCGGAATAATCTTGGTGCCCCCATCCGGACATGCACCGAACTCTGATGCTTACAAGGCAACTGCATCGCTATCTATGCTTTGGGGGCCTACCTGGTTGCGGATGATGGAATCGAACCACCAACTGGAGCTTATGAGACTCCCGAGATACCTTTTCTCCAACCCGCGTCAAATTTTGGCTGTCTAGGCTGGGCTCGAACCAGCGACCAAGTGATTAACAGTCACCTACTCTACCTACTGAGCTACTAGACAATATTCTATAAACTATATATGATTCTTTCCTGCTTGTCAACAACTATTTCAAAAATGCATTATTGTTTTTCAAAACAATATAATACATGACTAAATTTTTTCTGCAATTTAGTCAAATTTTGGCGTGGTATACCCATTCGAATGTGTTGTATATCTATATCGTCGATGACAAAATTTTCTACTACATTAATTCCCTGCCCTGCACACCAAGAACGACGATCTTCAGGAAATTCCCAAAATTTTAAATCAGGATGCCATTCCTGCATTTTTTTACTAGATCTCATAAATTTTAAATATTCCAGGACCGATCCACGTAATGGCTTAATAGTTTTAAAAATCAAACCATGCTGTTCCGCTGATGAAATTATGGTTTTTCCTGAGTAAACGTTATATCCCCATCCTCCCGGACTTTTATTATCTTTGAAATTTTCATATTTGAGAATTTCTTTAATAAAGAGTTTTCCTCCAGATCTAAGAACCCTCGAAGATTCTTTCATGGCTAAGTCAGCATCTTCATAACCAAACGACTCATTAAAAGACACATAATCAACACTGGAATTTTCTAAGGAGGTATGTAAAAATGACTCTTTTAAACTAATTAATCTCGAATTATTTTGTTCTTTAAAAAAATTAGTTTGATACTTATGTTGGTAATCAGAATTGTAATTGAATAAACAGTTAAATCAGGGGCGAATTTATTTAAATAATATCCCACAGTACCGATACCAGATCCCATATCGGCCCAAACTCCGTTGTTGGGATTTTCGCAATAGTTCCAATATTGACGACAATGAATTTCGTCATCATCATCAAATCTAAAAACCTGAAAAATTTTTAGTCCAAACTTTAAATATTCAGCAGTTTCAAGTTCATAATCATTCATAGTTGATATTTATTTGGTTAAATATCCATATGGCAAAACAACGTATACCCACACACATTCGTAGACAGGTCATTGAACGTGACGGTTTACATTGTGTATACTGTGACGAAGATCTTTCAGATCAAGAGGTACATTTAGATCATGTCATTGCCGAAAGTCAAGGTGGTCCTACCACATACGACAATCTACAGGTCACTTGTCGTAAGTGCAATACTGCCAAAGGTGCTCTAACCGAAGAGGAATTTGTACGTAGACTGCGACGTCGAGCACAAAATATTCTATATAGATTAGGACCGGAATAAGATTGGTGCCAGATGCTGGGATCGAACCAACGACCAATGCGTTATCAACACACTGCTCTACCGCTGAGCTAATCTGGCTTTGGCAGGCCTACTAGGATTCGAACCTAGAATAACGGAATCAAAATCCGGTGTGTTGCCATTACACTATAGACCATCTGCACATGGTAAGGGCACCGAGAATCGAACTCGGATTTGCGGTTTAAAAGACCGCTACTTTAACCAATTAAGTTATACCCTCAAAGTTTGGTACCTCGTGACAGAATCGAACTGCCGTAACGGCCGTGTAAAGACCGAGTTCTACCATTAAACTAACGAGGTAATAAATGGTGGACCGTACCAGGCTCGAACTGGTCCTACCAGAATGCAAATCTGGTGTGCCCCCAACAACACTTACAGCCCATTTATCTTGGTCTCGGACACAGGCCTCGAACCTGCACCTTCCTCGCCCCAAACGAGGTGGACTTCCAATTATCCCAATCCGAGTTAATTTGGTGGTCAGAGTAGCACTCGAAGCTACACCGTCATCCTTATGAAAGATGCTCTCTCCCTCTTAAGATATCTGACCAATGTTTGGTCCCGACTTCTGGTTACGCTCCAGACTCCCACGCTCTTCAGGCGTATGCTTTCACTAGATTAGCTTAGACGGGATGGGGTGTTCAACGAGTACCGACCTCGTACCTACTCTTTCACAGAGAGTAATGCTACCACTACACCATGAACACCATTGGTGCCCTCTCTCAGATTCGAACTGAGACTCTACGGCTTCTAAAACCGTCCTCTCTACCAATTGGAGTAAGAGGGCAACTTACAGCACTCTTTCGGAATGCTGGTAATAAAACATACTAATCTAGTATGCTTTACTACGCCGATTTTTACTACCAGTGTTATCGCCACTGGCCTATCATCCTCGGCTCCGCCTACATTATAGCCCATGTTTTACGTGCAGGCAGGGTCGCGTTCCCTCACACGTTCCAGCAATTTATAGTGGCAATCCAAAATAAATTCGGCTGGTGCTCATAAAATTTACTACTACTTCTGTCGTCATAATTCCTCACATATAAAACAAAAAACCCCAGGACTTTCATCTCTGGGGTCTGTGTCTGATTAGACTTGAACTTTGTCTATTCGGTACAGACCCCTAATACATAATCGGGATTCTGACGGCACTCAATACTCCAAAAGGCTGTATGGCCAAAGAGTGTCGAGGACATCTTATTCACGACTGCTGCGGTTTGTTGTTGCGTTTTCATCATGTTGCGATATTAGATTAAAAAAAGTTCCTTGTCAACCTATGTTGTATTTATACAACACTAAAATTTTAGTCTTTTTAATATATTAAATCTAGTATTTCTGGAAATAATACATTGTTCATAAATTCTTCAGTGGCTGCTTCGCCAATGATACGTACTAATGCCGAACGAGTATGAACGTTTCGTTTTTGCTGTTGACAATAACGATTTTGTCCTTTCATTACCAGATCTAGTTTAGCAGTTTCTTTACCCAAGGTCAACATATAGTTGTCTAAAACATACAGTGCCTCCTGAGCAATTTTTTCAAATTCATCTAAGGAGGGACGACAAGCAATCCAATGTTCGCTGAATATATCTCCCCACTCGGGTCTTTCCCTAGGACGCTCAATCTGTAAATCAGTAAAAGGTTCTGTGGGTCGAACAGTAGGACTTAAATCAAAAAATAGTCCTGTGGCTTTGTTTTCTCCAGCAATGACATCAAACCCATATATGGGAGAGGGATCGTTGGGGTGAGGGAACACACAGACATGAACCACTGCGAATCGTTCTTGCACAAACTTTTCCACGTGTGCTAATCTAAAAAGAGGACTTGTATATCGATGATTGACCCAACCGTATTCGGGTGTGGGCACTTCGACCACATGTGGGATCTGCTGAAATCTCTGATCAAAATGATCAGCTAGTTTCTGTAATGCGTCGATAAAGGTCATTATAAATCCTTATAGTCCAATCAAATGCTCGATTGGCTTCAGACGAATCAGCGATACTGACATTCATTCTAATGTCACTAATCGATTCTGCTTGATTATCAAACACAAATCTAGTTCCGGATCCAGGAACACAACGTTTTAACATTTGGCCTCCCATCATGTCCCCAAGATAGTGAACATAGATATGAGCCCAACATTGTTGTTTAGTTAGTGTTGCAATATAATCAGCATATTCATAACTTAACAACGACACTGTTAATATTGAACAATTGAGTTCTCTAATATCATTGACTATAGGTACTATTCTTGACAATTCTGACCCGACTAAACCATGTTGTTCAATGGCCGAATAATAAATTAATTGATTGATTAGTAGATTGCTGTATTGATCGGGTGTAATAGTTTTTTGAAAAATTAGACGAACTAGTTCGGTATTCTCGGCTCGATGATGATTTTCTGCTGTAGCTTCTTTGAGACTATTCATATTAATTTTTAATTATTATTTTTATCAATTTTATCTTTCCACAACTGAATTGTTCTACGTAATCCTTCATCAAGATCAACAACAGGACTCCAGCCTAATACTTCTTGTGCTTTTTTAGCAGTTGAATTAAGAACATATATTTCACCATGCCGCTTGGGCTTTGTGTTCCAATTAACTTTCCCATTCCAGCCGATCATATAGGCTATTTTGTTTACCAGAGTTTCGATAGAAATCGCATTCTCAGGGCCGGTACAAAAAACATGGCCTTGAGCTTGTGTATAATTTTTAATTGCCACTTCGTAAAGATTAATTAAATCATCTATCCATAAAAAGTTCCTGTATGGTTTTCCATACCCGAGATTGATTTCGTTTGGATTTTTTAACATTTGACTAATTATTTGTTCAACAACAAAAAAATCATTATCGTGTCTACCGTATGTATTAGTTTGTCTGAATACACAAAAAGGCAAATTATACGCCCTAGCAGCATATTCTAAATATAACTCGCCGCCAACTTTTGCAACTGCATACGGAGCATTGGGATTTTGTTTTGTTTTTTCGTCGAACACTGGCAAAGTAAAGGGTTTACCATCTCTGATTAAATCGCTTTCGGGTTGCCATCCGTAAGTTTCCATAGTGGAACTAAAAATTAAAAGTTTTAAATTTGATAAATTTTTAGCCGACTCAATTAGATTTACAGTTCCAGTATAATTAACCTGACTAAAAGTTATTTGTTCGTAAAAACTTTTTTCAACTTCAGTTCTTGCTGCCAGATGAATTATAAAATCTGGATTTACTTCTTGCAATCTTTGTTTTACACCATCGAAATCTAGTAGATCCCTGTCAAGATCGTATATCTCATATGTTGATTCAAATCGATTCTTTAGATAACCGCCGATAAACCCCGACAGACCTGTAATTAATACTTTCATCATTTATTTTTACCTAGTTTTTTAAATTTATTAAGTTCAAATGTTAATATAAAATTTTTTAACTTCAAAGCATCAATCTCTCTTTCTAATGCCTTTGATTTATAAATTTCCTCAACTTTATCGTTTGCATGTCTGATTAGTCTTTCTTGATGAGTTTGATCCCACTCAGCCAACCCAAATACCGGATGATGATGCAATGTATATATTTGTATATATCTGCGTCTTTCGATCATATTAGATACATCATTTAACCAAGTATCCGGATAATCGCTGCTGAAATAAGGTGGCACAAAATAACCAACTGTTTCTACCCAATTACGATGTAGAAATCCATGTGTACCAAATCTATCGCCATAGGCACCATCATTGCCGTGAGCAAATATTATTTTATCCTCGACATTAAGGAATTCATTTCTAACTATTTCATCCCAGCCTTGGGTTTTAAATTCTATGTCGTCACCGCAGAGCATGAAAATTTCACCAGATGCTTTTCGACAACATACATTCCACATTTCTGTTAACACTATTCTTGATCCAATACAGGCCAAAATCTGTGTTGTTTGATATTGATTTATGACGTGAGTTAATCCTTGTTGACCTATTACATCGTCGTCATCTAAGTAGAATACAAATTCAATTTGATTTTTTAGTGTGGCTGTTTCAGTAGCCGACGAAATTAATCTTAAAATATTTTGTGGTCTGCCTCTTGTAGGACACAATACGGAAATTAGCATAATAATATTGACTTATGATTCTAGATTGAATTGATCATTGACTTGTTTATATTGATATCCATGAACAAAATCAGTACCGTTAAAATCTCGCGAAAATTCTTCTTCAATGTGCACTAACCAATTTTTATCATTTTTGTGACCCCAGGAATTTACTTTTTCAATCATTTCCTGTTTAGTTCTTACCCAACTAAAATGATGAAAAATAGGACCTTGCTCAAGTTGTACCGAGGACAAATAATTAATTCCCGACGATCCTCTAAAACTCCATCTTTCTAATTCAGTAAACATTAACTTTTCGGTTATAATTTTTTTATGCACAAGTAATCCACATTCCTCAGTTTGAATCGCCTGATTAACTGCATTTCTAAAATACCAATAGCATTTAAAATCTATACCATCATAATTTTTAAGAAGATCGTTATCTAAAATATATTTCATTGCAGGCCCATCTGGGATTTCGTCCCCATCAATGAATAATATATAATCATTCTCCGCTAAATCTTTTGCTTTCCATCTAGCAAGATTGTGAAAATATCTACTAGATTTATCCTCTGAAAACTCTAATTTAGAATTCACAAAAATCAATTTAGAATTACCATTGGTAAATTCTAAACAAAGCAACTTAATATTGCTATCAATATTTTTTATCGTTTCGGCGATTTCATCGATTGGTTCTGGTTTTCCATTTAATAACTTGTCATAGTAAACCACAATTATATCGTCGCAGAACAGTTTAACTTGTTCTAACAATGGTTTAATAAATTTTTTATCTAAGGTACAAAAACTTATTACTGTTGATATTTTCATTTTAACTCGAATCAGCTCGATAAGTTTATCACAAGGACGAAAATTTTTTGCCCTTGGTTAGATTCTGCTAACACTGATATTTAATTATCGGCGTTCGCGACCTAAATTTTCTTTACCTCTACGAGCACGACCTGCACCAACTGGTCGTATATCAGTTCTTTGAGGACGGATGGGTCTTTCTATAGGTTCGTTCCCAATGGGCTCTTCAGCAGGTTCTTGATCTAATGCCGGTGCTCCTGTCCCTGAACTATCAATTTTAAAAGTAAAGTTTCCTTTAATTCCAGTGTTATAGTAAACTTTTTGTGGATCAAGAAATACACCCCGTATGTCTTCGTTTGGGTATTTTGCTTCGAATCTCTCTAATACAAAATTTGAACCACGTTGAGATACATAAGTGTGTACCTGTATAAACGATCCATTTTTTAGTATATCTCGAGCATCTGTGGGGAAATTGGTATTTTCGTTAACTAGTTTAGATACACTGACTGCCAATGCGGCTAACATTCTAAAAAATGGAACTTCTTGACTAGGATCGCGCCCGGGCTTACTGTCGTATAGTTGTTGTAGTTTAGGAGTTAATCGAACATCGGGAGTATTACGCATCTCACGTATAATATCGGCTTCTTTTTTGTTGATCAAATCGAAATGTAAAGCTAATACCACGGGACTATCGGCCTGCCCTGCTTCTTTGATTTTTTTCAATAGTTCGATAGTGTCTTTATAATTACGCAACAGTTTTTTATTAACTTTTTCTAATTCATCAACTGTGTCGAGTAAATTTTTTACACTGGCTTTAGCACCACCACCGCCTTTAGTACTTACTTTAATCTGACGACCACGAGAATCGGTCAGTAAACTGTCATACAGCCCGGTGCTTTTTCCTGTGCTAAAATCAATAACACAATCCTCAAACCCATCAGCATCTAGAAATTTTTTAGCAGCATCTTTTCCGTTGCCAGTATATTGTCCACGTATTAATGCAATAGGCTGAAGCATTTCACAAAAATAATCTCTGAATGCAGTGAATTCAATTCCAGTACCATCGAAGGTAATAGGCAGTGGCGACCCCTGTACTAATTTTCTAGTGACTTCGGTTAATGCACTGTCGTCGCCAAACTTAGATACAATATCATCTAATATATCCTCAGGATATAGACTTGATGTATTTTTTAATACATCTTGCGGCATAAGTCCACTAGCAGTTTTTCTGGCTGCTGTACCTTGAAAGCGATACCCTCCGGGTATCTCACTGTTGGGCCAATTGTTTTGAGCACGGTTAGGACTTATTTTTTGAAAATATCTTCCAAAGTATCGATTGCCACCTTGTGTATCGGTAAAATGAGCGATCCCAACACCGAGCATCTTTGGATTTGCAATATTGGTCCACTCAATGGCTTGTCCTAAAATAGTTTCTTGATCTTGAATAAACTGATCGCGCTCTTCGGGACCAGATGCACCTCCTTGGTCTGGATAAAATTCTAGACTTTGAAATATTAGTTCATCACCGGCAGAATTACGAAAAATTTGCCCGGCTTGACGATTAGCTAATCCTACACTTTCAAATAATAAATTATAATCCATAATGTTAACCTATGAGACCACTGAATCTTCCATTCCGGCTGTCTTCAATCTGGTAATATGCCCTAGCATAAAGTTTTTAGACTCAAGACCTTTTAGTATACCGAGATAGTTATTTCTTAAGAGAGCCACTTCATTAATTAATACCTGATAATTAATAACTTCGGGCTCTCCATCAACATATTTATCTACATCACGGCTACTTAGAGCACGTTGATAATTTTCGAGATATTTCTGAAAATGTGTTCGTCTAATACGCCGCAGTTGAATATTTAAATATTCCAATACTGCTTCAATTTCTTGTAGTTGATTGAAGCGATGTTCGGTAATGCCCGGTAAATTAGCAAGATTACGTTCAATATTGCCCTTTACCGAACATTCACGTCGTGCTTCAACTAACTCTGCTTGATAATGAGTAATAAAATCTGGCAGCAACCCCAGATCTTGTGTTACACGAGTGTACCACATTTAATTAATAGCGTGAGTCGTTGTCGTCGTCCATATCTTCGTCGTCCTCGTAGCCCGAACTATACTCTTTAAAACTGTTTTTAGTATAGGCATCAGTGGACGCGAAAGATTTTAAATCATCGTCGCCGAGAAGATCCACTAACACACTAGTTAGTGCGTCGGTGGCTTCTTGGCGATCCTTGGGAGGAATATATTGTTTAAGAGTTGAATATGCCTCTACTAACACATCTACATCAATGCTCATGCTGCTTCTTCCTGTTGGGTAATATCGTCGTCTTCGGCTGTGACAGCCTTAAACAATCCGCCAGGAATTTCTTGTACCATATTCATTACTCGATCCAATGCAGAGTCTTCGTTGCTTTCCCATGCTTTACGGAACATTTTAATTTCTGTACCATCATTGAGTACAGCAACTAAACGATTACCGTCTTTAGCAAGAATACCGCGACTCTCAAACATGTCAACCAATCCACTGTATGGGTTCATTCCCTGTTCGTAAGGGATCTTAACCTGTACACTTTCAAACGGTTTACTATAACGAGTTTTCATAATCTTACAGGCAGCACGAATACCACGTACCTCTGAAATCTTATTACCATCCTCGTCTTCTTTGAGTTTGAGTTTACGCATTGCAACTACAATCGAGCTCGCATAGATAAAGCCTTGACCGCCTGAAATCTTGTCATCGGGATCAAACATATCCTGGCTCGCATATGTATGATTAGTTGCTACTAGGCCAATATTTAGATCACCAAACATGTTGACGCAATTACGAACCAATGCAGTAAGTGCTTTGGGTTTACGCCCTAGATCGCCTTTGAGATCCCCGCCCTCAAATTGATTAACATCGGTGGGTGTTAACAGCATACCTAAACTGTCGATTACAAACAGTACCTTAGGACGATCATCTGCTGGCAAAGCTCGGTAGTCTTTTACAAATCCCGAGATCATTTTAGCCAGATCGTCAATCATGGCCATATTGAGTTTAAGTAGCTTGTTCTCGCTAGTATCGACTCCAACACCTTTAAGCCAGGCTTCGTCTAGTGCATTTTCTGTGTCAATCAATACAACATAGATACCTTGATCCTGTGCTTGACGTACTAAATTGCCCGAACAAATAAAACTTTTTCCTGCGCCAGATTCGCCGGCAAATACCGTCACTTTGCCCATTGGCACGCCACGGCGAAAATCACCACTAATTAGGTAGTTTAAGGCGTAATTTCCGGTGGAAATCCAGTCGGTTGGGTCATTAAATCCAATACTAATGCCTTCAATGCTCTTTGTTATTGTTTTGCGAAATTTACTAACATCAAATGGTTTTGTTGACATTACTTGATTCCTTTAGGATATTCTTTTGGTACAACAACGATCTCTGTTCTACCAATGGCCTGAAGCCAGGTATTTAATCTATGAATAATAGTACTGTCATCACGTGGATTTTCAAAACTAATATTGCAATCCATAACAGTGTCGTTGGTATTGTCTTCTCTGCTGCTATAGCTGAGATTAAAATTTTCGTTAATTTTTGTTGTTTTTGCCATGTTAATATTCCAAAGTTAGAAAAGGGGGACGAATCCCCCTTATAAGGCAGTGAAATTAAGCTGCTTTTGATCTACTACGAATCATAGCCAAAATATCTTCGGCTCGTTGATTTGTAGATTTAGCTTTAGGAGCTTCAGCAACAACTGGTTCTTCGGCAACTACTTCGTTGTCGTCGTGTCCCTTAAAAGGAGGATCATCGTTGTCATCCTCGTCATCAAATTTTGATGGTGTAGTTGCAACCGGTTTCGATACTTCTGGTGCTGGCGGGCGAGAACCAAAAACCTTAGTTGATTCAGCATTAAGTCCAAATGGTTTATAATAACTTCCCCATGCTTCTAGATCATAGGGTTTTCCATCTACACTGGCCTCAAACATTTCTTTAATAACCTTAAGCTCAACATCAGTGGGCTTTTTCGGCAAAAAGTCTACTAAGTTTGATAGTCCATATTTTTCAATAGCCTCAAGTTCTTGAGTGCTTAGTGCAGATTCTTTTCGACTCCATTTACTAGTGCTGTAATCAGCATAACCGCCTTTGCTAGTCTTGCTGACAATAAAATCGAGCCCGGCTTCGTAGTCAGTAGGTAGATTTTCCATTTCGGGATCCATAATAGAAACCCGAATAATGTTGTAAATCTGCGGACTGATAATAAATCGACGGATTGGATTTTCTGGTGTTTTGTCATCTGCAAGTGGATTTTCTCTTACAAAGCCCTGTGCAATATAAGATTTTTTCTTCCAGTATTTACGACCCATTTCTTCTAGATTGGGATCTTTGAACCAATTACGAACCTCTGCGAGAATTGGGCAATTATATTCTTTGCCGTACATCTCGACACAGGGAACTTGTACTTCAATTCGTTTGGTATCTGCTTGACCTTTAACTCCCACGAATGGAAGTTTGATCATTGATTTTTCTACCCAGAAAAATGTAGGATTTGGATTACCGTCGGGTAGGAAACGTAGTTTTGCCGTTGCTCCTTCTGCGATATTCCAATGCGGAAATACTGCATTGTCGGAAGGTGCGCTCGATGTGGATTTGTTTTCTTGTGCCTGTAGTCTTGCCCTGATTTCTGCCAATGTTAGTGCCATGATGATTTCTCCTTAATGAATGTCCGTAGCATGGTGCTGATATACAGTTGCCTGTATAACAAAAGTATTTATGACCATAGCTAATAATACAAAATTACTTTGCTACAGTCAACAATATATTTTACCTAATTCCGGATAATCTTTTAAGTTCTTGTATAGGTTGAATGGGCTGCTGTGCAGGTGGCTGGCCGGGTACCGGTTGTCCAGGCACTGGTTCGACAGGCATTATTTGAGCGGCTGGTGCTGCTGCTACATTTGGTACTACTTCTTGCCCGGGGGGCAATTCCATTGCCGGCATAGTACCGGGTTGCATTTCAGCTGGTTCCATGGGAGGGGCAGGCGGAGGTGGTTCAATTTCGGGTTCTTCTTTTTCGGGCTCTTGTTCGGTTTCTTGCTTTTCTAACTTGTTTAAATCTAATTGATCATAGAGATCAGGATGTTTGTCCATTAACCAATACTTGATTAAAGATCGAGCATCATCGTTGGGATTTTCTTTACTTTCCTTATAAAGAAGATCTTTGAGATTGTCCAGATCATCTAAATTTTTAAATACTTCTTCAACAGCACCGGCTGCATTATCTCCATCTGCACCAAATTCTAATTTAGAATTCATTATACCCTGTAGTTCGTCTAGATCAATATCTTCATCAAACTCTGCTTCTACTAGCGTATCAACTAGATCAACAGGAGGTTTAGCTTCGTCGAGTTGCAACGGGGTATGATCTTTAGCTTTCTTAATGACCTCAAGTACAAATTTACTGACTAAATTCTTTTCAGTCAAATTTTCCATTTGATTGAAATTTTCCTGCCATAATTGACACTTACTGGCATATTCGGTGAGATTATTTTCGTTGAGTTTTTGTCTAAGATTTTCGAGAACATATTCAACTAGTTGTTCCATTGTGTTATATCTGACCGCAGTATCGTATACTGCAACATTTTCAGCCACACTCTGTATCAACTGTTTATCAAATAACCATTTATTGGCATCTAGTAAAGTCTTGTCGTTAGTTCTTTTTTTATGAAATACGCGACTGATATCTGGTAAAGCACTTTCGATTCTGTTATCTAACACATGTTTAGTTAGTTTTTCTTTTATATAGCCAATGTCGTCATCACTAACAGCACCGGATATCATTTCTTTTACTTCATTTAATGCTGACTCGTAATGTTTCCCGGTAGCCATTCTACGCAATATCCTGGACCCAGTGACATATTCTTTTCTTGCTTCATTGACTAGTTTAACTATCTCAGGATCTTGATATCCTTCATACTTACTGCGTCTTACAAACGAACCAAGTTTCTTCATTCCCTCGTACATCGAGCAAACATTGTTGTAATGTTCGTCGTTGAATTTACCACCATGTGATAAATGATTGGCCAGTGCTCTAGAAACAATTAAATTACGATATGGCGACTTGAATCTTTCGCCATCGGAGTTTTGAAAAAAGATCGAATCAATGTGCCGAGATCTACTACCCATTTGTTCAGGATCAACGGGCTTACTATGTCGTACAATTAATTTTATTGGGCCCATGGCTTGATAACTTGTTTTATCATTACCGAACATTAGACTTTCGCCTAGATTTAGATCTTTAGCTTTATAAGGACGGTCTGCTTTACTGGATTGGCGTATGTCTTTATATGTGAGTCCTGCACGGGATATATCCCTTGCATCGAATTTCATCATATTACGTTTAGCGAAAAGTCTTAGTTGCTTTAAAAAATCAAACCACTCTTTTTTCTGTGGCTCATTCATCTCTTGACTGAGATTTTTACCAAAGTAAACTTTTAAACTGTCGGTATCGACAATACTGGCAGTCACATTTCCATAATTTTTCCCAGTATTATCAGTGTAGTCAAAATTAAAAAATCTTGCCAACATAGGATCATCAGTACTTTTGGCATTTTCGTCGCCGATAGTGGTATTGCCAAATCTGCTGTGAATTTTATCAAACAACTCTTGTGCTATACGATTTAAGTCTTTCATAGTACAGTATTTATCCTGTTATCATAATAAAAGGTAAAGGTGCAATAAATTCTTCTCTTTCCTTTAATTTTTCGTCCAATGAAGCATCATAGCTCTGCAAAAAATGTACCATTCTGATATTTAATAGTGTAGCAGAGACTAAATCATCTGTTTCGCCCGTTTTAGCAGCAAAACTTCCACCAACAGCAACAAATGTCTTTAGCTCACTGAGAAGATTTTGACTGTTAACTTTCATTTTATTTTTTTCAACAAAGTTTTTCAGTTTACTACAGGCCAATAATTTACTTTTGTGTGTGGTATTAAATCCTTTACGATATCTTCTTCCGCTTCCGGGCTGCTTTGGTTCAGAAATAAAACTACCCTTGATGTTTTCCTCCCCCAACTCATCGATAGCAATTAGTGCAGCTTCGCCTAACGTATTATTTTCCACCGAATAAAAAATTGAAGTTTCGTCGCGAATAATATCATATATAAAATCGGTTATATCTTTAATAAGTTTAACCTGTAAATGAATATTAGATTTATTATGTCGCCACTCTGCAACTTGAATTAACTCAGGCAGCTCGAATACCTGTATTGCAGCAGGATCGCCGCCGGTCCCTAAACTGGGATCTAAGCTCACTGTATATACTCGATTTTTTTCAGGTCGTTTAAACCAACGTATTTGCCCCTGCTTGAATGTTGGCTCTGTTGAATCTAAGTTTGCTAATACCATTGGACTAATCAATGTTTCGTCGTAGATAACAGGATTACATTCAATTTCTCGTTCAAATCGTTCATCTCCCAACTTTTCTCGCTGTTCTGCGGCCCATTTTTCGTCTCTATCGGGATGTTCGTTCCAATATGCACGGAAGGCTTTAAATCCATTACGACCAAGCTCCGTGGGATTCCCGTATTCATCGGCACATTTGTTTGCTGCTTTCCAAATTTCCCAAAATTGATCTTCGTCGCTGTTAGGTGTTGATGTGATAATTGCTTTACCACCAGTGCTTAGTGTTGGTACAATACTGGTCCAAAAATCTTTAGCTATAGTATTTCGTACGAATGCAAATTCGTCCAAATATAGTAGAGAAATACTCATGCCCCGGCCGGTATTTTCTGTAGTTGTTTGAGCTACAATACGACTACCATTTTCGAATTCTATGTTTCCTTTATTATAAGTAATCACACCTGCACGTATATGATCCGGGCAGGCCTCATAGGCGAATCTAATACGTTGCATAATCTCTTGTGCACCAAGATATTTGTGTGCAGCGATAAGAATTGTACTGTCAGGAACAAACATCGCGTACCATAGTAAATACCCTGCGGTGCTAGTCGATTTACCACTTTGCCTTGGAAGTAGTGCGATACTAAATCTATAGGCATGCATGACATCGATATACCTTTGCTGATACCCAAAGGGTCGATACTGCATCTTACCACGAGTGGGATGTTGAATGTAAAAGAAGTTTGAAAGAAAATGCTGTGGCCCGTCGCTGGGATCCGCGCATTTAGCTAGTTCAACAATTTGTTGATTAGTATATCTAGCTTTTTGATGAGGCTTTTTAACTACAGTGTAATCATCAACAAAGGACATAATATGGATTAAACTCCATATTGATTTTTTTGTTTTTTAGCCACTGGGCTCACTTTATTAACATCAGGTAATTCTAAGCTACGAAGATCGCCACGATTCGCATCGTCATACTCTGCACCGACTGCTAAATAGGCACGTTTAAGCATTTCGGCTTCTAATTTAGTATATGGATGAGATGTTTTCTTTTTTCCTGTCCAACTTTCTTGATCCATTTCTGGTATGCTGGTGCCATCTGTACATGCCACTGCAAGTCCTAATCTGTATAATTTATAATCACTGGCCCATGTGCTACCGTCGCCTTCGTCATAAATGTGTATCCCCACACTAGCTTCTTTTCCAGCTTTGGGGATTTCTCCATTATGATTTTCAACAACAAATTCTTTAGCACGCATTTTTTACTTATCCATCCCGCTATCGCCGGTCAAATATGGTCTGCTAAACCAAAGCCTGAACCATTCATCGGTGCCAGGTCTAATATCGTGTTCTTTCATATAGTTAACTCTTTCCATCGCTGTATGAGTCATATTAGGCTGACCTTCAACCACAGGGAGAGTGGCATAATTAAGTTTATTGATTCCAGCTAACACTTTAAGATTACGTAAATCATCGGGTGATAAAACAGCATCAGGTATAGTAGACTCGCTGCCAGGAATAAAATCTTCAAGAGTAAACGTAATCTGTCTCAACTTATTTTCCGCGAAGTATTTGACTCACTGGTTTTTTAGACCACATTCTACAGGACCAATATCGTGCACTGGTACGATCTTTAGCAGTAGCACAACGATGCCTTGCTCTAAAGTTTTTACGTCGACCAGGATTATCACGTTTGATACTGAGTTTCTTATCACCGAAGTTTACTTTTTTAACATTGCCAGTCTGTGGATCTTTCACGTATACTTTGTACTTCTTAACATCTCCGGCCATTGGCTTTCCTAACTGTACTGATCGACCTTGATACTCTGCTTCATCTAGTTGCTGATCAATATCTTCAAAAATGTTTTCTTCATTTAAAAAATCGTATACTAATTGATCAGGGGCTAATAAAATTTCTCCATCAATATGTTCTACCACAGGAACTTCCAGTTCAATTTCTTCATTGACAATAAAAGAAACTGAATCATTGGTGATAGGTTGACTTAATTCTAAATCAACCATTTCATATATTTGACGGAAGGTAGTTTTCATTTTTGTTTAGCCTGTTGAAATTCTTTCCATAAACGTGCTTCTAATGATTCGTTCATAGCATTCATTGGATTATCCCCGCCGGCAGCAGCACGATAGCTTCCTTTTTCTTTATGTAAATCATCACCGGCATGAAAATGCTGTTTTAAACTTTGATGTTTTACCTTAGGCTTATTGGCATATTCCTCGTCGACTTCCATTTTTCTTTCGCCGTTCATTAACCCACTGAGTTTAAGCAACCGTGATAATTGTTCAGCAGCATCGCCCTCGGCAGTGACATTTAATGTTTTTTCACCATCGCTGGTCATATTGGCATTGACTACAATTTTGCTTTTTTGATCTGGCATTTCGCCACTGCCATAAGAATCCCCTGACATAGGGCCCATATCGCCGCATTCTTCTAGTTGATCTTCCTGTACCTTTTCCATTTTACCGTCGCCGTCAAGATCGGCTTCTTTTTTGCCCCCAGCACGAGCCTTAGCAAGATTACCTGTGAAGAGATTGCCTTCTTCCATTTCGTCTTCGTTCATCCCAGCACCGTACAAGGCCCGAACCTTACTTTGTTCCCCTCCTGCTTCAGGAAATCCGGGACCAACATCAAGCTCAAGACTATTTGGTTCATTTTTCACTAATCCAGGAAGGTCTACTCCCGCTTGGCCGAGTCGCAATGCGGCCTGGTTAAATTCTTTTGCACTCTGACCAGTTGGATCTAATTGACCACTGGGTTGTTTTACTGTGGATATATCTGCCTTAAATTGAGCTTGGCTAACTGCTTGTGAACGTTCGTTGGCGGCACGCTCAGCCGAAGTCGGTCCGAGGAACTGGTCACGCTGCCGCTGAGCTTCTGCACGCCATGCCGGATCATTTTCTTGATTAAACTGCCAATTTGCTGATTTGTCTTCGCTTTCATAAACTTTTAAAAGATTTAATAAACGAGAAATATCATTTGTATCGGGGGTGTAGGGTTTCATTTTGTTTTCCTTAATTGTTGTTTGTTGTGTTCCTTTGAGCCCAGCTAATTTTAACCATTCAGTTAATGCAGTGTGGGTATATTGAATACTTTCGGGGGTATTATAAAGATCAGGGTGTCGTGGACTTCCGTCTTTTTTAAATCCAGGTACTACAGGTGTCCCGTCGCTGGATGTCACATATCCATAAGGTTCTTCATGCTTTTCAAACCCCGGAATCTTTTCTTTAGTTCCGCCAATTGCACGCCAGGATATATCTTCGTCATCGGGTTTAGTGTCCTGAGGTTTTACGGGTTCAACTTTAGCAGGTTCACGTTTTTCGGGCTCGACCTTAGGAGGTTCAATCTTAGGCGGGATCGGGGGCGGTGTCTCTGTCCTGGCTGGTTCTCTTTTAGGTGGTTCGGCTTTAGGTGGTTCAGGTTTTTCGTCCTCGGGCGGGGGTGGTGGTGGCGGAGTCGGCGGAAGATCCGGGGGAGGCATTATAGGAGGAAAAATTCTTCTCGGTGGACCATCAGATGGCTCTTGTGGCAATGTTCCAATCGCAACCGGGGGAATCGGAGGCGGTGTAATACGCCTTGGACTTGGTTTTGTTTGTGTCTCTGGTTCGTCAAAATCTGTTGTTGTAGTAGTTGTTATAGGTGGTGGTGGACTTGTTCTCTGTACACGAGTTTGAGTTTGTGTCTCTGGTTCGTTAACAATGTCAGCATCGGGTTTAACTTTATCTGCAACTGTGGTTGGCGAAGAGGATTTAACTTTATCTGCTACGTTAGTTGTAGATGACGAAGGGGTTGTTATTTGAAAATTAGGATCAATTTTTAATATATCTTTAATATTGAGGTTTTTCAATTGTACTGCATCAGTGATTTCTTTTTCTAATTTGTATTGATCAATGAGTTCTTTGACAGCTAATGCACTAAGTCCCACTGTACTGGCTATACCGCCACGTCGCAGCCATTTAGCAAAATCCCCAGATTTTTGAGCAGCCTTGGATAGTTCTGCTGCGCGAGCACCAGTAGTCGATCCCGGCTCAGATGCAACATCTGATATATCGGCTGCTCTTCGTGCAGCAGCACCAACTCCAGTACCGATTGCGGCCTTTCTTGCTGCTTGATCTACAATTCTTTGATCACGTTCAGCCTTAATACGGTCACGAGCAGCTTGTTGGGCTGCTTCTCTACCTTTTCCTGCTCGGTTTATAGTTCTACCGGCATCCCTAAATACTTGTCCACCGGTAGAAGTTGTGGACCCAACATCAACAATATCATCAGCGGGGCCAGGTAATCTAGGAGCAGCTCCGGGAGGTTTTGGTGTGATTTTAGCAGGGGGGCTATATTTAGATCCAGTGCTAAACATGCCCCTTAATTTATTGGCTAAGTCAGTGGCTATTTTTGGATCTATCTTCGGAATAGGTGCTTCGTTTAAATTTGTCTTATTAGATTTCATTTTTTCAACCCTGCTAAATTTTTAATTTGGTATAAACTTTCTTCAAAATTATCTTTTGAACCTGCCGAAGTATTAGTAGTATTTACGCTCGCTGCATTTGGATTCGGCGGAGTCGTCCAAGATGCTTCTTTGGTACTAGTAGTAGATCCGTCGGGGTTAGTTGTTGTCACGATTGGAGCGGCTTGCCATTCGGAACTAGCATCTCTTTTAGCTTTTAAGTCAGCTATCTTTCTATCTGCATTTCTTTGTGCAGCATCCATGCCGGCTTGATTAATATTTGCTCCGCTACTATTTACAGGCGGTGTTGGTACAACCGGGGCAGGATTTGAAAAAAAATCTTCTGGTTTGTTAATATTTCTACTTGTTTGTGCAGATACCTCGGGCCCTCTAGGAACTCTATCACGAATCCTTTGTTCTTGACTAGCCGATAAATCATCTAATTTAGCATTTCTTGTATTTTGACCAGCAATAGCTCTCGAAAGTTCGCCAGGTTGCATAGGTGCAGGCAATATACCACCAGGCTGTTGGGCAGGAGCAGGCTGTGCGGATCTATTGGTTGTAGCTTGATCTACTCCTTGCCTAATTGCTGATGTAGATTGTGCTGTCGATGCAGGAGTTGCCGGAACCATTGTTCCTAACATTTGTGGAGGGCCGCTACCTGGTGCATTTGGCATATTATATGGACTTGCAGCAGCACGTTCAGCAGCACGTTGAGAAATTACGTCCGGTTTATAAGTCCCGGCCTGAATTTTAGCCTGTGTGTCTGCAACTGTTCCTACACCACCTGCATATGTTGCAGCGGGTGCGCCAGCAATATTAATTTTTTGTCCTACACCAATTCTATCTGGATTAGTTATCTGAGGGTTTAATCTCATTAATTCTGCTACACTAGTTCCTTGTTTAGCAGCAATTTGACTTAATGTGTCACCTTTTCCGATTTGATAAACTTGTGGGGTCGGCGCGGCAGGTGCAGATGGAGCAGTCGGCCTAACTTGATTTAATGCTGCTGGAAGGCCGCCCGGTAATCTATTTGAACTTAACGGGATTCCTTGCATATCTGTTGCAGCACGATTATAATCTATACTAGATTCGTCAGATGTAGTAGGTGCACGAAGACCAACACCAGCTGCTCCGGGAGTTATTCCTGTGCCGGCCGGTCGCATACGTTGTGTAAATTCTCTCGGTTCTACTCCGCCAATTAAGTTATTATCAGCAGCTCTTCCTCCAGAATATCCACCAGTGCTAACATCAGCTTGAGTTTGTCGACTTCTTTCCAATGCCTGGTCTGCTTGCACTTGCGCTCTTGCCTCAGATTCTCCGGCATCACCATCGGTTTGTGTACTTCGCGATAATCTAATATTTCTTTGTCTATTTGCCTCAGCTGCTCTTGCCTCAGATTCTCCGGCATCACCATCGGTTTGTGTACTTCGCGATAATCTAATATTTCTTTGTCTATTTGCCTCAGCTGCTCTTGCCTCAGATTCTCCAGCAT